AAGCGTCTGTGTACCAAGGATATGATATTCAAAAAGATTCGATCCGGTATAAAGCAAGTTTTCATCGCCAGCCGTTCCCGTAGGAGCGCCGCCGCCAGCTTTTTTAACAGCTATTGGATCTTGCTTGAATTGTTCCAGGGTGATCAACTCGCCTACCCCGCCTTCAGCCGAAGGAGATTGCTGAACCCTCACTTCTACGGTTGCCGTTGCGCCGGCTGTCAATGCTTCCATGAGATTCCCGAAGTATTTTTTTGTAGCATCAAGAGTGAGCGCAAAGGTTGAAGGGTTTATATAAACCGGGTCGCCAACTTCACCGGCTGAACTGCCAGAACTTGACGTTCCAGTAACAGACAAATCATAAATAGCAGGGCCAAGATCAATGGAGGCTTTGCCTGTTACCGAACTGTAATCGGTAATTGCAACCCCGTGAAGATCCCCGACAACCACCGGCGCATTTGCCGTAATCGTGCTGCCTACTGCCACAGAAACATATTGGCCGTTTTTCATTACAAGATTATCTGCCATCTTTTATCCTTTCCGGCTTATTGCAAGCCGCATTCCCATGATTGAATGGTTACAGCGCCGGGAGTTGTTGCATCGTGAAGCAGATGGAAGAACGGGACAACAACATCACCGTCATCAAAGGTAAAAGCCGCGCCCGTTGCCGTCACGCCGTCAACCTTATAGGTCACAACGCCCGTATCAGAAACATACACTTCCAGAACTTTGGCGGTCGCATCTGACCAGTTGATAGTTGTATCCGTGTCCACATCTGCCGCGTTATTAAGTGCTGTAGATGTGTAAATATCCCCGGCGATCTTATTCAACGTTGCTTTGTCAGTATAATCGGCAAAAGCAGCCTGATAAGCCTGTGCCGCTTTCCTGAACCCGACAGCGCAAATGTCCGAACCGGAAACATCAGCCACCAAAAGACCGACTTTCAGAAAAAACGCCGGGGAGGTTCCGATGGTAAACGCAACTTTACTTCGGGCTGTGATCCCCATAGAATATTCAACGCCTTCATTGTTTGTCAGATCCAGGGAAGCCAGCAATCCATCTGCCGAGATGGTCGGGACAACCAGGGTTTGAGTGCCAATCATGAAGTATTCAAAAATATTATTTTCGAATGCCGCAAGGTTGGTATGCCCGCTGGTTCCTGACGGTGCGATCCCAGCATTATTCATGCAGACCGGCGCTGATTGAAATTTCTCATAAACATAATCAACGTCAAACCGCCGCTGTTTAACAGGGGCAAGCGGCCCCGCCGCGTTGGTGTAATAATTTGTTCCCATATATTTTCTCCATTTAGTTTTATATTTTTAAAAGCTGGCAGGATTGACCCTACCAGCTACGCAGTAAAACCGTTTTAATTAAGCACCGTCATTCCAATAAAGCCCTCGCCAATCAACGGCTTTCGCTCCGGCGTCAATTCTCACCTTAAATTCAGTCCCGTCAACGTTCCAACCGTTCTGCATTTCCATGTAGGGAGTCTGATTGCCGTTGAGAAAATAGACGTTGATGGTTTTGCCTTTGCGGGCGGCGCCAAACCATCCGGCAGCCAAAGAATTAGCGTCAAAATAGCTTTCATAAACACGGGTAAAACGAGTCCCGGCATACGGATTGACGCGGGTAGATGCGAAAGAGCTATCGGTTGCAACAGTTGAATGATCGCTAAACGCATTGCTCTGGAAGAAAACTTCAGCAGCACCCTCAAGAGCCTTCGGCATGATGATGTATTCAGGGTTTATATTTAATGCCCGAAGTCCCTGAAGGTCTTTTTGCGTTCCCATTGCAAGGATCATCGCCGCGATGGTTGCCGAACCAGGAACGGCGCCGGATGTTACATAGTTTTTATGGGTCGATACATCGAACAAAGCCACTCCATCACCCATAGTCGCATTTGCCACCAGAACCGCATAGGGCAGTTCGTTGACCTTTCTTGCTGCCGCTTCGCCCATGCCCATAAACCGGCTTGTAATAGCCTGAAGATCATCGTTAATAACTGCTTGACGGCTGATAGCAGCCATTTTGCCGTAGGTAACGACTTTATATTCTTCTTTGGTTTCAGTCCGTTTGCCGTATTTGTATTCCTGGGCCTCTGGAATTTCATCAAGGCCGTCAAATTCGGAAACGTTGACAAGGGAGTGTGTCAGGAAGTTGTTTACAGAGCCAGTCCCGCACCAAATCTGCCAGGTTGTCGGGGTTGTTTCCCATCCTTCCATAAGGTTTTTATTCGCCACATTTGCAAGGATATATGGGAAATCGCTGGTGGTCATAGCACGACCAACCATTTCCATAACATCGCCGGTGGGTTTTCTTCCTGCGATTCTCAGGCAATGCCGCGCAATCTCAACCAGGGTCAACCCTCTGAGTTCGCTTGCGCCAGCCGCTTCCTTTTCGATCCTTTTGCCAGACCGCATAATGATCGCATCTTCAGCAGCCGCCCGGAATTTGTCTTTTTCGTCAATCCCGCTTTCAAAATATGACCGTGCAGGGATTTGATTTTTCTCTGCTTTGGATTCAAGAATGTAATCCATAAGTTTTGCCCGCGCCGCTTCAACAGAAACTTCCGGTTTTAAAAGTTCAGCGCGTTTGTCAGCCGGATATTCGGCCTTGTCACAAAGAGTTGTGATTTCGTTAATTCGTGAATTTTCATCCTTGATCGCTTCAGCCCTTACGGCTTCAATATCAACAGGTTTCACCTCTTCTTTTTTCTGTGCATTGATCAGAATAATACCCGGATCGTTTCTTTCGCCGAGTTTATTAAAAAACGCCCATGCCTCTTCCTCTGTAGCGTCTTTTTTTAATCCTGATCTTTCCAGAAATGCCCTCAGTCTCGCGTCCATTATTTTGTTCTCCTTATTTTTTTGATTGTTCTCTGATCTGCTTTTAGCGTTTTCGTCAGCCGGATAAATAACAAGCCCCAGGCTTTTCGGTGTCCACCGAGTAGTAATTAAAATCGGCCCCTGATAAGACTTTCCTTGAACAACTGACGTTTCACCTTCAGCGACATAGACAGATTCCCGGCCATTGTCAGCCGGATAGGTTATTGAAAAACTATTTAAATGACCTTCTTTTGTGCGGATGAAATATTTGTCTGCATCCGCGTCAGACGCAAAAAACACCTTCCCTATTAATTCGTTGCCTTCAATTCTCATTTCCCTAAATGACCCGATAACAGATTCAGCGCTCCGGTAATGCTCAACTGTCAAAGGGATGCTCATGTCATTAGAAATTTGCGCCCCTGACATAAGCAAAACCTCTTCAACAATTTCATAGCGCATCGGGTCATAAACCATTGACGGCGTTTCGGTAGCCGCCACAACTTCAATCGACCGTTCCTTTTCATTCAGAGTAGTCGGTTTAAACTGCCCTGAAATTGTTTGTTTCCGATGAATCAAACCATCGTTTTTATTTTCGCTTCTATTGATATATTTAATTTCCATCTCAACCCCTTATTGGTCTTGAGTATTGATAGCCGATGGACTGTTCTGCATAGCCGTTGAAACTTCTTCTTCTTCAAGATCATACTGTTTCAACCAGTCTTTCCATTGGCGAATATCTTTTAAAATCTTTTCAGGATCGCCACCACCGGCAATGATATATTCCTGTGGGCTTTTTAATCTTGCGGCTATTCCATCAATCGCCGCCTTTGTTTCTTTCAATGGGTCAACGGATGCCATGCCGGGTGGTTGCCACTCTATCTGTAAATATCTTTCTGGATTATTGGTGAACCCCGGCAATGACAATTTGCCGAACATATTCGCATTTTCAATCATTGGAATGACTGACTTCTGGCAAAAATGCCGGATATGCCGAACAGATATGGGGCGCAAACATTGAGCAAAATCGTTTCTGCTTGAGCGCAACGTGGAATAATTAACACCCTTATAATCACCGCTTAAAATCTCGTAAGGCACGTTTGTGGTGATAGATAGCATTGTGATTATTAATTGAGTGAATGGAGTAATTTGACTGCCCGGCCTTGGGTTTGTGGCAATGGTCATCTTTTCCCCAGGTTGCAAATACTCAATGATAGCGTTCTCCATTTCATCAAGTTTTTGTGTCGTTTCTCCATCTGTGTCAGAAATTAAATTAAGCTGCCTTGCTTCAGGCGTTGGTGATTCCACAAATGCGAGATATTTTGCCGCCATTTTCGCAGCGTCCACTTCTGCGTCCATGTAATCGCTCAAATCATTTGCCAGTAGCACCCCGGCAGCGAATGGAGAAATGCCCCTTAATTGCCCCGGTCTTAATGTCTGGAAGCCGTGAATTACATCTTTAGCCAGAATGCGGATAGATGATCCCCATGAATCGGGGTCAAGGAAATGATAGGCTATAACTTCGCCCGT